GGTTATCCCCAAAACGGCTATGCCTTTGGATTTGGTGTACAATTCCCCAACAACCCAGCAGGCAATGATTTCTTTCTGAGAACTGATTTTTTGCCCAACAGATTGTTTAGATTCGACGGTGCGGGACAAACATGGGTCAAAGTCGAGGACAGTGTACGTATGGACATGACTAATACTGACACCCGAAACACGCTCAAGACCAGTTTCATTAATAATAACAATTACACTTACAATAATCAAATAGCTAGCGATGTAATTGCATTGACTGCTGGCGCATCTATTATTTCTACTAGAATATTGTATTCCCTAGGCAGCACTGCTCCGTATGTTGTGATCAAGATAGGAGTTACCACTCTGGAGTATGCGTTGAGTGATTACCCAGCCTTGTATTCCACATACGATTACACCAGTATTACTGGAACTGTGACTGCTTGTTTGAGAATCACATTACCTATCATAAGTGCCCAACAACAAACCATTCTATACAGCGGTCAATACACAGTTTCACTGTATAACACACGAGATGCTCAACGAAACAGTCTTAGCAAAGCACTTAAACCCAGGGCGGATCTATAATGCAGTTTTTTTACGACGGGCAAGTAAGACGATACCTTACTCAAACCATTAGAGCTTTCAGCAATTTCGTTGTGAAATACGGGGATGGCTCGCTACATCAGGTGCCTGTGATGTATGGAGACCCTGATCGTGCTGTAGCCAGCATCATTAGACAAAACAGCGAAAATGTGGTCAACAGTGTTCCCAGGATCAGTATATACATCAGCGGTTTGGATTTAGATAGAGATCGATTGGCTGATCAGAGTTTTGTAAGCAAACTAAACTTTAGAGAGCGTGATGTAAACAACAGCAGTCAATACACAGGCGCTCAGGGCAGAAACTACACAGTGGAACGACTGATGCCCACTCCATATAAACTCACAATGAAATGTGATATATGGAGCAGTAGCACTGAACAAAAACTACAGATCTTGGAACAAATACTGGTGCTGTTTAATCCCAGTTTGGAACTACAAACCACAGACAACTATATAGATTGGACCAGTATCAGTGTGTTGAATCTAGGCGCCATAAATTGGAGTAGTAGACAAGTGCCGGTGGGCAACGATACTCCTATCGAAGTGGCCAGTTTAACTCTGGACAGTCCCATTTGGATCAGCCCGCCCGTCAAGGTCAAACATCTTGGTGTTATTACAAAAATCATTGCCAGTGTTTACAATGGTTCTAGTACGTATCCCACCGGATATGAGCAGGGTCTGGGCATTGATCCTGCTGTGCAAAGTGACGGGAATACCACTGCATTTAACTCATTGCTTGCAACTGAAACAGTGACCATTACAGGCTTTACCATACAGGTATATAACGGACAAGCCATACTGCTGAAACAAACAGACGGATTCAGTCCTAGAGAACCCACGTTGGACATACCTGTACCAACTGGTGCTCCGCTGGATTGGAATGTGTTGTTCAGCCAGTATCCCGGACAATATGTTGCTGGCAGTAGCACACTGTATCTGCAACAGCCCAACGGCACGTATGTGATTGGCACAGTTGCCATAAACAGTTTAGACTCCACCAAGCTGACAGTTAATTACAATCCAGACAGTTTAACATCCAATACTGGCATAGACAGTGGTGGGCATCTCAGCTATGATGTAACAAATTACAATGCTGCCACTTCTAATAGGCCATCCAGCCCGGGTACATTTGATGCCATTATCAATCCTTTGACTTACAATCCAGGCACAGTGGCTTCAGGCACTAGGTACCTAGTGATAGAAGACATTGGCAACGCAAACAACAGTGTGCCTGCTACCGCATGGGGCAATCTTGTGGCCATGGCCAACGACATCATAGAATACACAGGCACTGCATGGAAGGTTATTTTTCACGCCAGTCAGAATACCACGGTCATGATATGGCAAACGAATATATACACTGGAGTTCAATACTTGTGGAATGGTGTTTCATGGGTCAAGAGCTTTGAAGGTGAATACACAGCGGACCAATGGAAAATCGTATTGTAAAAGATCAAATAGTGTGCAGTGGTGCATTGTTTTATGCAAAAAACACCAGACGGTTTCTTCTACTACAAAAGAAAGCTGGCAAGCATGAAGGCACATGGGGATTAGTTGGCGGTACCAATGTGCAAGGTGAAACGCCATGGCAAGGCCTTCAACGAGAAATAGCAGAAGAAATTGGCAGTGTTCCCGCACTGCTAAAAACCATACCGCTTGAAACATTTGTATCAAACGATCGTGTTTTTAATTTTCATACATACTTGTGTGTTGTAGAAAATGAATTTGTACCAATATTAAGCGATGAACATCTAGGTTGGGCTTGGACCGTGATGGATCGTGCGCCCAAACCCTTGCATCAAGGTCTTAGAAATAGTTTCAGTAGTAAAACCATACGCACAAAGTTACAAACTGTATTTGATCTAGTAGATTTGATCTAGCTAATAAAAAAAAGCACCTTGCGGTGCTTTTTTATTATTTTACTGTTACAACACAGTCATCTGTGCCGGACCAATATTGAAATCCGCAACTTACTGTGGCAGCATCACCTGTTCCCAAATGATTGGCAAGCAAGCGCACTTTGCCTTTGCCTTCAACTGTCTTAACCTGTTGTTTGTTCAAAACGCCAGCAGTTGTTTTAAGGTACACAGTAGCATTATGCTCTGTATCTAAAGGTGCACCTTGCGCTGTTCCTAGATAAAATTCCAAATCCACATAACCATCTGCTTCTACTTCAGCAGTTTTGTTTGTAAAAAATATTTTTGGCATGTGGGTATGTAACATCATGCCTTTAGCAACAGTCAAAGGTACAGGTTGTACTGTTGCATTTATTCTAGCCAATCCTTCTTCGGCAACTGATACTAAAATATCCCAATCTGTAGGAGGCATATCTGCTAAAGGAACAATAATGGCAATCATGGCATTATTTTTTCCTAGATTGGCCCAGGCAAACGGATTAAGTTTGCTAGTGGCCGTATGCGCAACGGAGTTGTGTATCACCGCAACAGCTGATCTGTTTGCCACTTGCCTAGAATATGTTAAAGGCAAACTGGATTTCTCGACTATATTTAAGGGGCTGTCTGGTGTGTAAATTTGATATACTGCATGATCGCTGAAGTCGGGTAATTTGGTGATGCCATCAAATTCAACTGAATTGCTTTCCTGATGTGAAATAACCACGGTGCCCGTTACAGGATCATTATGGGTCACTGTGGTGTGTTCATAAACTGCAAATTTATCAGTGGTCCATAGAGGTTTCTCGTCAGGCAAAGGCATGTTCATGGGTGCAAACATAGGGGTTTCTAACTGTTGCTGCCATGCTTTCTTCAGATCTTGGATAGGGAAGGCAGGATAGGTTTTATAAGTTAGTCCTGTTTCTGATATGGTAACATCCAACGCAAACGTTGGTTCTGCTGTGCCAACAGATAGATATAAATTCATGCTAGGGCTCCTTGTGCTCTCTTTAAGTATTTATCACAGTGCTCTGTCCGTACACTTCTATATTGTCGATAACAGCTACTTTTTCGCTTACCACTTTGATAGGGATCATCTTTTTCTGCGTCCATTCTTCGTGTTTCATCATGGTGCCAAATATGTCCTGGCGCTCAGTGGGCAAGCCTTCTGCTTTGATAGTGACAGGAATGTAGCCATTGGTTATTTTCATGATACTGAGTGCAAACAAGGGTACAGCATCGCTGTAGGCATTGTTGCAACTGGCTGTCCAGTATTCCCCATCAAGGAACATGCATGCACCTTTGCAAATGTGCAGAACAGGGCATCCGCCGCACTCCTTACGATTGCTCCAGTGTGTGCTGGTTTTAATTTCCACTTTGTCAAGTTCAGCTAGATTACCACCCAGGTGTGTTTCGCCGTTTTTGCCAATTTCCAAGGCGCTGACGTTTTGACAGGTAATCACATTGCCTTTTAGATCAAATGCTATGATGCTTTCATCATCCATGCCGCATTTTTGTCCCAGAAATTCAGCACTCTTGTGTGTGAGCACAGCTTCGGTAAAATCATCCACTTTTTGCAGAATGCCAGTGAATCCAATGTCGCCGTTTGATCCGTATATTTCTCCAAATGCCTGTTGTCTAAATGCAAAATGTTCCGCCTTGGTTTTCATGGAATTTTCCAAACCATCAGCATCATAGGCATCCACAAAAGCACCTTCTCCTAGAGTAACGCTGGGATCATTGGTAAAATCTACGAACCAATCATAGATGGCTTTACGGCTGGTGTTTTTGCTGTTGAGCATGCTGTTGAAACTGATGCGATCCAAGGGTCTCAGTATTTGATAAAGATCTAATACAATTTCGCGTTTTTTTGGATCGTCAAAAGGATCCGGGCCGCGCACATGCTGTCCTGGACCGTCATGGCTGATGCTCACACTGAATCCCATGCTGTACAACCAGGCACAATTTTCTTCTGTTAGCAAACTGCCATTAGTGATAACACTGAACTGCGGTTTTTTCTTCCAGGACTCAAAACGATCAGCGATGGCTTCTGCCAAAGGCTTCATGGTTTTCCAGTATACAAATGGTTCGCCGCCCCAGAATTCCACTCGCAATCCCTGTTGCTCGTCAAATTCCAAGTTGTTGAACAACTGCATGAAATTTTCAATGTCTTTGGCATTGGTTTCTCTTGGGCGCTCAACAAACTTTTGACTGCAATAGTCGCAACTGTAGTTGCAACTGAGACCCATTTGTATTTTTACTATACGTGCAGATTTGGATTTTTTCAAAGGGCGATCTTTGTCAAAGCTCACATAGGGCTTTTGCTCATGCACATGTGTTACAGTGGCAAGAGCTTTGGGATATTCATACACAAACCCAGTTTCATCCACCAGCGTGTTGGTTTGATTGTCATAGTAAAATATTTTTTCGTCGTCTGCGTTCCGTGATGCCAGTATTTCAAATTTCATGAGTGACCTTGGTTAGTTAACAGTTGCAGTTGCAATTGCAGTTACAGTTTACACTGTAACTGGTGTAATTGCAATTAAAAGTGCAGGCACAGTTACAGTTGGCTTGTAACCATGCTTGTCCATCACAATTCTGACAGTTAACACGACCATTGATAGTACAGTTGTAGCAGTTGATATTTCCGCAGTTGCAGTTGTTGTTGGTACAATTGCCGTTGTTGCATTGACCTTTATTCTGACTGTTGAAGTAAGTTAAGTTTCTAAATTCTGCTAGGTCTGGATAGGGGTCGCGGAAGGTGGGTCGCGGTGATGATCCACAATTGCTGTTGTAGCCCACGCAATTTCCGCCGTTTGGTGCGTTCTGAAAATAGCCGCCCAAACTGGGTGCAACATAATTATGCAAAAAACCCAGGCCCATGTTACTTCTACCAACGCCAGTTTCGCTGGCAATATTATCAAAGCTGATGTTTGAGCCAGGTAGCGTTAAGGGATTAACAATATTGGGATCAACTGGCTTGTTAACGTTAGTTTGATCTGACATTGTTATTCCTTATCAATCTTGGCTTTCAACTCTTTTACCATGGCACTCAGTTCCTTGACTGCTTCAATCACAAGTGGTGTTAACTTTTCGTAATGAATTGTCATGTACTTAGCGTCAATGGGTGCAGGTTTCACAATTTCTGGCAGGATCTTTTGTACATCCTGAGCACTCACACCAACTTCACGTATGGGCTCATAGCCCAGAGCCTGTGCAGTTTCGTTGGCTTCATAGTAGAAACCAGTAAGTGTTTCCAATTTTTCCAAAGCATTTTCAATATTGCCCAGGCGTGTTTTGAGTCTGTCGTCTGAGTAGTATGCTGTGATGTTGCTGGTGGCATAAATCTGTCCGTCACCTGGGTTGTTACTTGTACCAACACCCAAACTGCCCAAGTACATGAAACAGCCACTAGTTCTACCGTTGATGTTGTTCACACTGGTCAAATTCAGCGTTGTGGTGCTGGCCAGTGTAACAGTGGTACCAGTAATGGTGTGTGTGCCGCCAGTGGTTCCTATATTGATGTTTGGAGCTGATGTGGCAAGGTTCAGTGTGGCCGTATTGGTGGCCATGTTTACTGTACCAGTCGTAACACCGTTGGTCAAGAAGTTGAAGTTAGTACCTTGTGCTGGGAATGTTTGTATACCAAAGTTACTTGCTGCCGCAGTGTTGAAACTGATACCTTCTGTAGTGGTCCATGATGCTTGATTCACGTTGCCGCTGGTTGGGCCAGTGGCTGTGTTGGTCCAGAAAAACTGTTTGTTGGTTGAACCATACAGTTTCATGCCGCCGCCGTTGGCATAAGCATCGTTGGATCCTGGGGTAATGTTTGTTACAGTGCCTGCCGCAGGAGTGTTTCCGCCTGTTACTATAACTACCATGCTGGTAGCACTGGGCACAGTTAGTATCAACTGTGAAGTGTTACCTGAACCAAAACTGCCTGAGCCGTTGGTGGCTGAAATGGCACTGCCGGGCACCAAGTTTGTGGTTGTGGTCATACCGCTCACTGTGGCATACCATGGACTGCCGTTCACATTGCCTATGGTAAAGGTCAAGTTGTTGGTACCGTTGGCGCTGGTGCCACCAAATGCACTACCGCCTATGGTCACTGTGTCACCTATGGCGTAGTTCAAGCCGCCTTGATTGACAGTGATCACCGTTACACCAGTGTATGTAGCGCCTCCACCACTAATGGTAATGTTGAATGTGGCTCCAGTGCCGTTACCGCTTGTACTGAGTGGAGATACATTGGATATGCTAGCTGTGTAGCCCGATGGAATTTTCTGACCACTTATGGAAAGAAAAGTGGTTGATCCAGTAATGGATCCGCCAATAGTGGTCACAGTGCCTGAGCCAAAGTTGATAGGGTTGATGTAGCCAATTTCAATATTTTTGTCTTCCACCAACACACTGCTGGAGTTCACTTGCACCAAGTTGCCTTTAATATACACAGCACCGTTGAATGTTGTGGTACCACCGGCAGCTCCAATGTTGATGTTGGTTGCCGCACCACCAAAATTGATTGTGGTGGTATTGGAGTTGACCAAGTTCATGGTTGATGCACTTTGCACCAAATCGCCGTTCATGAGCAATGCATAGGTACTGCTGTTGCCGTTACCAGTTTGAGTAAAAGTTGGACCACCATCAAATGATATCACAACGTATCTTTGAGTATCTGATGCCAGCACAACCACACTTTGGTTGGGCATGACCAAGCTGGTGGCTCCTGAACTGCCTGGTCCAACAAATGTTGCAGTAGGAGTGTTCAAGGTAACAAAACCGCCTGAGTTGTTGTAGAACGTTTGTGTTGATCCATAATAAATGGTGGGATCAGGAATGGTAACCGCATAAGGCGGACTTCCCACTAGCTCTGTTACCAAGCCCTGACTTGGAGTTGTGATAACAGTTTGCGAACTTAACGAAGCAACTGCTGAGGTGTTATAACGTGCCATAATTTATTCTCTCTTGTGATCCTATTATTGTGTTGATGTTTCGATACCGTACACAGTTGAATTCACAGTGCTTGCGGCACTGGCTTGACACACAATGTTCAAACCAGCTTGCATCACTAGACCTGTACGTTCAAACACACCGTAGCCCACAATAGTTGTTGAACTTTCAATAAAGTCCGAAGCCAAAGGTGCTGCCACGTTGGCTGTTGTGCACATTGCCAGCTTGATAGTGACCGCAGTGGCTGCTGTATTTGTCAACGACACGTTGAAAATACTGTAGTTGTTGCTGGGCACTGTGTACAGTATGGTGTAACCAGTATTGGTTACCTGCACTGAGCCAGCTGTTTGTGGTGTTGTAAATCGTCCTGTTGCCATGTTGTTATTTCTCCAAAATTTTTATCTTTGTGCGAAGAATGTAAGAGCAACGGGTGCCCCATCAATTCCACCTGTAAATAGCATTTTACTGCTAACGTAAATCTGTTGATATCCAGTGGTATTGTAAATTTGGTTGTTACCAACAAATATCACACCCGCCGTTAGTGTATTTACGTTCAAACTGCTCGAACCGCCACCTATCTGAGCTGTAATATAGCTCTTGATAGCTTTCTGCGTTGGAACAATGTTGTCGCTGTTGGCAGTAAAGTATGGATCTGTGCTGAACGATGTAATCGTAGCTGAACCGATGCCCACTGTAACAGATCCCAATGTCAAACTCTGCAATCCAGCCAAGTTGAACGCACTGGCATTCAAGCTGGCAGTACCAGTTGCTTGTTGCACTCCAAACAAGTTACCAACGTTGAAGTTGCCGTCTTGGTCCGTACTGGTAAAGAATGTGCGTCCACCAATGTTGTTCAATGTCTGATTGGCACTGATTGCATTTGAAGGTATCACGTTGGGATAATTGGTTTGGGTTTGATTACCAGTACCAATGTACAAGAAATCATGTCCAGTCAAACGCACTTGGCTGTATTTCAATCTTGTTGTGATCAAGTTGCCAGTGGCAGGTGCAAGATACACACTCAAGCCAGGATTGATTTGGAAAGTTGCTGTGTAGTTGCCTGCAACGCCCAACAAATTGGTAACGGCAACCAGCTTGTACCATGCATTTGGAATTGAAGCAAACTGCACGTTTGCGCCTGCTAGAGGTGCTTGGTACAAATTGCTCACATTTATAAATGTGCTGGTTTGATAGATATCACTGTATCCGTCACCTGATTGACTGGCCGTTGCTGTGGCGTTGGCCGCACCCCTGTTGGGGAAACTAGGATTAGCAAGCACACCGTCGCCTGTTCTCACACGCACCAGTGCGGCGTTGATACGATTTGGATCAGTAATAGTTGCTATTGGTCCAGTGGTATATATCATGCCAGTTGGTGCTGTTGTTGTCAACGTCACAGGCGTTGTGCTGCCTGAAGTAGCAGCCACTTGAAAAGTGCCTGCTGGAGCCACTGTTGGGGTAATGCTGGAGCCAATCACAAAGTAAGTAGTTTGCACAGTCAAACCGCCTGAACCAACTAGGTTGAATTCAATTGGCTGATTGGCTTGTAACCCTTCAATATTGTCAGCTGTTACTATGTTGGTACCAGCTGTGGTTGCTGTGACGTTGCCTTTGGCAAAACCACTGCCTGGTTCAACCATACGTACTTCACTCACAGCGTTACTTAGTACCTTAACACGACCGTAAGGAGTAGCACCAGTATGTATCACAGCCGCTGTTGTACCTGCGGTGTTGGCCACACACACAAACAATGGATTGTATCCTACATTCACTGCTAATGGATTGCCAAATGTTACACTGCTCCAGTTCTGTGTTGACGGCAAAGTTTGTACAGTCCAATTGATGCCGTCCCAGCTGGTGGCGCTCACGTTGCTGTTTGCGGCAACAACTACAAATTGTCCTTCGCCGTAACTAATGCTGGACCAACTGTAAATACCTGGAAGTCCTGCGCCACCGCCAACTGTGGACAAGTTCCATGAACCGCCACCGTTGAATGAGTATGCAACACTTGTGCTGTTGCTGGCTATGGCAACAAATCTGCCATTACCGTAAGCAATGCCGCTCCATGCCAAACTGGCTGGCAAAGTCACATTGGAACCGCCTGCTGTTTGAGGTATGGCCCATGTGGTACCGTTGGTGCTTGTTATAGCAATATTTCCGAATGTAGGAATAGCTACAAACAATCCAGTTGAAGTATTTCCAGAAGCGCCAGTACCAGTTGAACCATATGCAACTGCACTGAAATATTGAGTTGCGGCTGCGGCTGGCACTGTTCTTGCACTCCAGCTTGATCCGTCACTACTGCTTGCAACTATACCGGCACCTCCTGTGCCACCTACAACAACATATTGGCCACCACCGTAGGCAATTGCATTGTAACCTGCACTTGGTGTGGTCATTGGGTTCCAAGCACCTGCCACACCTGTTGGTGCAACGTTTGCGCCTGCTGTTGTTGGGCTAATTGCTACAAATCTTGCTGATAAATCTGCAATGGTTATTGTTGGCACAGTGGTATAACCAAAACCAGACACTGTGACTGCATAACTACTGATACCGTTGTTGGTTAATGTTGGCGTTACAACCGCTTGAGTTCCCACGTATAACAAGTTCACAGTGCCGTTAGCCACTGTACCACTGGTATGAGTTGGACCACTTGTGGTGAATGTGCCTGTGCTTGAAGCTTGGTAATAGTTGGTTACGTTGGGTGTTACACCTGTATTCAAGAAATAGTAGTAACTACCGCTTGTGCCCGAACCACTACTGCTCCAAACTGTACCACTAAATGGAGCACTGAGTGTAACTGATGGTGCAGTGCTATTGTATCCATAATTTTTGCCCCATGTTACAGGAGTAACTGCGGTTACTGAACTTGTAACAACTGCCACGTTTGCACCACTTGTATATGTAGAACCATTAATGGTCATAGTCACTGTTGTGATTGTACCGTTGAGAACAGTACATGTTGCAACTGCGCCTCCGCCAGTACCCACGGGTGTTATAACAATTGTTGGCACTGTTACATAGTTGAATCCGCCGTTCACAATGGTAATACTTGTGACTAGTCCGCCAACCACGTTGGCTGTGAGCACTGCTCCTGAGCCGCCAAAACCACCCAGTGTAACCGTAGCCTGTGCGCCTTGTCCACCGCCATATGTAACTGCGTTCCATGAAGCTGAACTTGGTAAAGCTCCGCCGTTGGCCCATGTTCTTCCGTTGGTGCTGTACTGTGTGGTAGTTGCTCCTGTTGCAATTGCAACATAACTGCCAGAGCCATAAGCAACGCCACTGTAGCTTGCACTTGTGGCCAATGTTCTTGCCGCTTGAGTGTAGCCTGGGCTTGAATAGCTTACCGCTGGCTCGATGATATAGGCTGTAGTCAAATCAGTTGTGTTGTTTATTACAGTGCCTGGAACCACATGATCCCAACCGGCCGCATACAAGGACACAGCTTGGCCTGTGATGGTGTTTACCGAAGCTGGGCTGGTGCCAGTTGCTGTGGTTGTTACACTGAATGTTGTACCGGGAACACCTGCGGTGTTTGTTAAGCCTTGCACATAGTATGCTGAGTAAGATGTTAAACCAAACGGTGCAGTCAATGTGTAGGTAAATGTTAACGGATTAACCAAACTAAATGCAAATGTCAATCCAGTCGGTGTGCCACTGGTGGTTATTGGGTTTGTTGTGCCGCCGCTTGTGGTTACTAGTGTTATAGCACTTACGGTTGGTGTTGGAGTTGCGGCCACATAGTATGTGCCATTTGCAATTGATCCGCCACCGCTGTTTGTTCCGCTGATTACCACAGGTGTTCCAGCTGGTAAAGCCGCGCCTAAAGCAGTAAATGTCAAATTACCTGATGCACCAATGTTTACTGATGCCAAGTTGCCACTTGTTATTACAGTGCCTGCTGTTGTACTGATAGTGGTACCGCCTGAAAGAGCTGTAAGCAATGTTACACCAGTTGCTGTTGGTGCTGGGCTTGTGGCAACAAAGAATGTTCCTGTTGCTACTATACCAGTCCCAACGTTGGTACCAGAAACTACCACTTGAGTGCTAGCTGGCAAGGCTGTTACAGTTGATGTGAATGTTATTGCACCAGATGAACCAATAGCTACACCGGCTAAAGGTGCCACTGCTGTGCCCAAATATATTGGCAATGTATTGAACAATGTGGCATTACTACCCACAGTCAACGTGTTCTGTGTACCAGTAATTGTAGCGGCCACTTGGGTCTGTGCAATATTTAACAGCGTTTGAGTACCAGTTGTTGGTGTTCCAGTAATGGTTGTAAAGCTATTGGCTGTTAGAGCATAAGTGCCTGCACCGCCTGCTGTGTAAGTGCTTGTGCTGCCAGACACTGCACCGTAAAGCGTGGTGTTAATAGTTATCACACCAGTCGCTGGATTTACAGTACTGACATATGTTCCTGCAGGAATGCCACTTATTTGTCCCACAAACTGTCCAGGCTGTATGGCATACACTGACCCCACAGTAAATGACGTCAATGTGAGAATGTTTGTGCCAGATGTTCCAGTGAATGTGGCTGTGGCCAAAGCTGTACCTGTGGCAGTTACTTGTCCAGCTACAAAACTTGGGATAACACTGCCACCGCTCAAGACCATGCCTGGCAACAAGTTGCTAAAAGCAGATCCTGACAGTAAGGTCTCTTGCACGTTGGTCACTGAGCCTGCTGTAGGCGTAGTACCTCCTATCACTGCATATGTAATGCTGGTTGTGCTTGGTATACTTACTACTGTAACACTGGTTGGAGTACTGCCAAACAATGTTCCAGCACCGTTAGTAGCTGTAATCTGAGCACCAATTACAAACCCGCTGGTACTGCTCATGCCTGTTATAGTTGCTGTCCATGGATTGCTTGCGGTGCCTGCACCGCCAAGGGTACCTATTGTGCCAGACGAACTGAATGTTGAACTGGAAATTGTTGCTCCAGTAATCGTACCGGTGTTTATGGCTGTGATATATGTTCCGGCTGTAACTGTGCCAGTACTTGTCAGGAACATGCCTGCCACGAATGAACCACTTGCAACAACTGGTGCAACCAGTGTTGGATAAATGCTTGCATATGTTGCAATGATTGCACTGCTACTTGTGGAAGCTGTGGCTGTTGTACTTGCTGTTACACTCAATGTTTTGAATGTGGGACGTACAATTTGTGCGTTTTTAGTATTGTTGTCATATGTGAGTATGGTTGCATATTGACCTACACCGGTACCAGCTGTAATCAACATGTTCATGCCGTTGTAGGTGTTGGATAGTGCGGCATCAGCGGCAGCTATCAATTGATTGCCTGGTCCTCTTGGGTTCACTTGACCAACGTTCACAGCAGAAATATAGCTAGTGCCGCCTGTTGATCCTGTATTGGTAGGATCAATTAGTCTTGTTTCAAACACACCAGCATCTCTAAATTCATCCTGGAATGCCACTGCATTGTAACCTGAACCATTGATTTGTGGCACTGAGTTGGTGTAGTTGAGGCCAGCATTACCATATTCAAATCTCAAAATCTGATTGGTAGCATCCGTTACAACCGAAGTGACTTGTGCGGCAGCACCCCTGTTGTTCAGGTTGGCAAATATAGGAGTTTCAAATGTGTCAGTGCCTTCAGCGATAACACCATACACGCCATATGAACTGTTGCCGTTGGTGGCTCGTAATCTGCCGCCTAGTTCTGCCATGTAGCCTGAATAACAGTAGTAGTTGAAAACTGACACAAGTTCAGCTAGTGAACCACTGCCTGTGTTCCACCAACCAATGCCATCACCAATCACGCATGTGTAGTCATTGGCCACTATAGATTTGTTGCCAGCACTGTGCAATGCGCCATCAACTTTGGCTCCCACGGCTGCATATCCAAACATGGTACAGTTTTGTACATAGGTACTGCGTGTGAGAATCTGCACACTCACATCATTTGGTCCAAATCCTGGGTCAAGACTGGTATAAGCTCCGCCTGTTGGACGTTTAGTTCCATAAGGCCCGGCTGCACTTAGAGTGCCTGTAATGCCAGACAATGTGACATTGCGTATGCCGCTGCCGTTGCGTACCAAGAACATGTTGCTGATAGTAGAGCCAGACACAGCATTATTGTAATTCTCAACTGCACGTAGGCTTCTGTTGTTTCCAGTGTATTGCAAGTCATATATCATGCCGTTCAATAGAGCAGTGATATAGGTCTGTGCTGTGTTAAAGTAGTTCACTGTAAACGAGCTACTGGTGTTGGTCAATACCACTGCTGTTTGAGTGCCTTGACTAACTTGTGTTGTTGACACTGTGAATGTTGTATTGCTGTTTGTGGTCAATACCCAATAAGTTGTACTAGCACTCAACCCGCCAACAACTGAACCACTGAACTGCACTGGATCTCCTACTGTGAAGTTATGGTTGCCTATAGTTGTAATCAAGTTGGTTATGGCCGCTGTGCTGGACACAGTGCCGCCATAACTGGCAGATACATATGCCGTAGCTTCTGCTGTTAAGAATCCAAGATTGGCCCTGATGATTTCGGCGGCATTGATTATGGTTACTGTGCCGTTGTAGTTTAAACTGCCATGAATCATAGGAGTGTTGTAATACAACACAGTGGTAGTTGGTCCAAATGTTGTTGTGGCCGACATGCCGGTAGCAGTGTTTGTTATTGTGTATGCAGTTCCGCTCTTGTAATTTGCGGTGATTGTGAGTGTTGTACTGCTTGGTATGGTATTGATGTAGTACTGATTGTTTGGCCAAATACCGCCGGCCGCATTTACCACCAAAGTCATGGTACCGGTTAGCGAATTTACAGCGATAGCCGACCCACCTGATGTGGTACTCACTGTTATGCCTGTGCCGTTGGCACTCACAATGTAGTACAATTGATATGGAGTTACTCCAGCAAATGTAGCACCACTGAAATAACACTGTTGACCCGCACTAATTCCCAAAGTGGAAGCATAACCGCCAATGTTCAAAAGATTCGCAGTGGTCTGAGCTATAAGCGTACCTGTGGCAGTTGTCATCGACACACTGTTACCGCCAGGGGTAGCACTCAGCGCCATACTGGCACTGGCTGTTGGGCCAAATCCAATTACATAGTAGGTTTGTCCTGAAGTCAACCCACCAAAACTGGTGTTTGACAATGCTATTGCTGATCCTATTACCAGACCAGTAGTGGATATGGTTGCTAGATAAGTGTTAAATGTGATACCAGTAGCTGTGCCAGCTGTAACTGTAATTGCTCCACCTGTAACTGTTGTGAGTGTTATCTGACTTGTGCCGTTGGTTGTTGATTGAACCACATAGCTGTTGCCTGAAGCATATCCAGTCCAGGTTACACCACTGAGAGTGCCTGTCACTGTGAGCACTTGTCCCACATAAAATGTACCAGCCGACTGTGGAGTTCCAAATGTCAAACTGCCTCCTCCGTTGCTGGTGATTGTTCCAACACCAGTGAGAGCAGTTGCAGTAGTGGCTGTGATTGAGCTAGCAAATGCTGAAAGTGTGCTGGACACTGTGGTATTGATGTTGGCTGGCAGGCTTGTGAACACAATTGGTTGATTAACTGCCATGCCACTAGTGCTGGCCACTGTGAGCACATTGGTGCTAGTGGTAGCAGTGGACAATGTAGTTGCAGCCTGTCCATTGATTCTGTAAATCATGTCATCAATCAAGGTTTGTGCTTGCACTTGTCCGCCAGCTGCCGCAATCATCTTGGCCTTGAAGCCAATAAAGTTTATGGCTGAAGTGGTGGCATTCAGCTGATTTAGCACGTTGTTTACCACGTTCTGCGCACTGGTATTCCCTCTGTTAAATGCACGACCAATAGCAATGGTGTTGGCATTGGTTGTGAATAGAACATCATAACTGAGTCCATTCACAATCAAACCAGTGTCTCTATTGGTAAGAGTCGCACTGATGTTGAATGCCTGATTGTACTTGGCCACAAATGCCTGGCTGTCTGCGGCAATTTCAGTTACTCGTGCTTGCAGTTGAGTGAAAGCAAACTGCAAGGCATTGGAGCCAACCAAGGTGTATGCGCCGCTTTGTACTGGTGTAAATGTAGACAGTGTTGTGAATGATGTACCTGTACCTCCAGTGATACTGAGAGTGTATGTGCCCGCCGTGTTGGCTGGGTAGAACAAATATGCACCACTTGCTTGCGAAGTGAATGTTACTGGTGAATTAAAATAGTTGGCAATAGGCACAGTTGTACTAGCTGACACATAGTTTGACGCCACATATGTACCGGCTGGTATGCCAGTTCCTGTGATAAACTGTCCTGCTGAAATACCTGT